GCCCATGACCGGGTGCACCGAGTTTCGCCAGTCCGGCCCCTGCCTGATCGCATGGCAGGGACCAACTCCCGTCGCGCAGATCGCGTGGGATGCCGCTGACAGCGGCTGGTACATCAACTTCTTATCTGTCGAGCAACCCCAGCTGCTCGCGCCACTTCTGTCAAAATTCCGGAAGCTATGGCGCCGCAGCGGCAAGCCGACCCTCTCGTTTCACGCATCCCCCGATAATCAGGTCATCGGGAGGCTTATAGGGATCCTCGGAGCTCACTGCTCTGCGGGCCTCTATACCATTGTCGACCTGGATCACTCCACCAAAGGAACTCACCATGGGTGAAAAGGAAAACCGCGCGTACAAGAAGCTCTCGGCCAAGGGTCGCACGGCTTATGGTCGCGATCGGGCGAAGGACGCGGACGCCAATGGCGGTACGTTTAACGCCACGCTCGAGAAGCTGTACGCGGGCTATTACAACAAGATGTAACTAAAACGCCCGGTTCGAAAGAGCCGGGCGTTTCACCGGAGCAGCAGCGCCTCGTCTCCGGGCAGGTAGGGCTCTTCGGTCAGGTTCATTGATCGCACTGTTGACGCGCCGGCCGGGCCGCGGTGCAGCCGCCCAGGACGCGCGGTCTTCGGGCGCTTGCCGCACTCCCCACACCGAAAGAACCGGGTCATCGACGGCACAGCCTCGGTCCCCGCGAACTGGTCGACGTCGACCTCCTTATGCCGTCCACAGCCACAGATCAGATCTATGGTCCGGATACCGAGGGACCGCATGTTTTCGAGGTCCATGGGGGCGGGATCGGGCATGGCATTTCTCATCCTGCCGCATGTTCGGCCAATGTTCTAAAAAATGGGTCGGGGCGCTTGCTCCGACCCATTGCGAGCAAGTACAACATCAGAAGCAGCCGAAGCATTAGTACTCATCGGCCGCCCAGACTTCGCCACGCGGTTTCCGCGTTGGTAATCGGTGCAGGGATCTCCAGCGCCGTGGACGACCGGAAGGGCACAGGCCCTTGGAAGCATAACCCTTCCGGTCGCTTTCCCCCGGCGAAGGGCGGAGGCCGAAACATCCGCTCGCTACACCAGAGAAAGGCATATTCGACATGCCCGAATCATCCGATACACCGAACAAGAGCTTTCCGAAACCCGCGGCGATCGGCGAAGTCGACAAGGACATCGTCGTGCATGCGCTCGATCAATGCGATCGAAGCCAGCCCACCATGTCGAGCCGCGAGATCGCCGAGCTCTGCGACAAGCGGCACGATCATGTCATGCGCGATATCCGCGCGATGCTGGTCGAGCTGTACGGGGAATCCGACCTCCCCAGATTTGGGGGCGTCTATCAGGGCGGCAACGGTGAGAGCCGACCGTGCTTCACCCTCCCCAAGCGCGAGACCCTGATCTTGGTAAGCGGCTACAACATCGGCATGCGCGCGGCGATCATCGATCGCTGGCAGGAACTCGAGCAACCCGCGCCGGCCGTCAATCCGATGCTGGCGCTGAACGATCCCACGACGCTCCGCGCATTGCTGCTCGACAATGTCGAAGAGCGCATGAAGCTGGCGCAGGAATTGGCGGCAGCCGCCCCCAAGCTCGAGGCCTTCGACCGGATTGCCAGCGCCGAGGGCAGCCTCTGCATTACGGATGCCGCCAAGAGCCTACAGGTTCGACCGAAGTCGCTGTTCGACTTCTTGCGTGCGCACGGTTGGATCTACCAGCCTCATGCCGGCCGCGGCGACATCGCCTACGCCACCAAGCTTCAGCAGGGGCTGATGGAGCACAAGACAACAACGGTGCACCGCTCCGACGGCTCGGAGAAGATCATCACCCAAGCGCGGATCACGCCGAAGGGACTGACCCGACTCGCTCAGGAATTCCCGTCGCCGGTCAAGCTGGCGGCCTGACACCCGGGGCGGTCCCAACCAGGGCCGCCCTTTCCTATTTGATGCGCGTGGTCACTTCAGCAGGAATCGATCTTAGATCCGCATATGCGCTCACTGCTGCAGCGCAGGCGCCAATGACGGCAGCTAGGCCAACAATCAGAGCTCCTGCTTTTTGTAGGCCGGTTAGGCTGACGCCCTTCCGAACGACCACCGGCTTGCCATCCCAGTACAGATCACCGTCCGTGCCGACCCCGATATGCGCGAGCCCGTCCAGTGAGATCGGGCGTACTCCGTCCGGCCACCCGGTCGGAGGTTCGTTGGAGCTCTGGGCGTGGTGCGCTCGCTGGTCGGTCATCCACTATACCTATCATCTGGTCGAGATGGGTCCACCGCTTCCGGCCGCTCATTTTCGATACCGGTTGACGGCGACGATAAGCGGCAGGCCTATCCACAGCGCCCCGGAGCCGAAGGTGGTCCATCCACCATGGGGGTCGACAGCTGTCACGCCCCCGCTCACCACAGTCGCGGCGAACAGCACGCCGACCGCAGCGAACCCCGACTTCGCAGCCTCGAAGGCTCTCCCGGTCATCGGCTGGGCCTCGCGGGCTTGCTGACACAGGATCCCCCAGTAGGCGGCGAACGCTCGATGCGCAGTTCCCAGTAACGCCCCTCAGGACCGCATGTGTCGATGCCGAACCACCGCCAAAGGCGCGTTCTTTCATCGCTGCAAAACGTGGGCTGCCGTGGCTTCTGGCCATTGACGAGGTCATACCCGCCATCGCCGGGTCGACCGCACCTCCGGCCTGATTGCGGCCTCCCCCATCTCCATGAATGCTCGCAAGTCGCGCAGGTGCGGGCGACCGGCTCGGTAGATGCCGGCTTCACCTGCGCGTTGTGCCACCTGTCTCGATCACCCTCTGACGCAATCACCTTCTGCCACTCGGCAACGGCCAAGCTGAGGCGGTGCAGCCCATCGTATTCGTGGATCACCTGGACCGCGGCTATCTCTTCGCCGATCGGCAGCAATAAGTCCTCGGCAGCTGCATAGGCCGCCACCTGCTGGCGGGCGCGGCGTGTCGCGAGACCATGCAGATACACAATCCCGCTGCGCATCGCCGCCAGGACGTTGCGATCGGCATCACCGGTCGCGTCGCGAGGGAGTCCCGCGACTGGGCTTGGTAGTGCCGCACCCGCACAATCAAAGCCGAAGTATGCCAGTAATTCGCTGAGCTGAGCGGCGGCAACCTGAGACGGAACGTTAGCCAGTGGGCCTTGATAATGCGGCGCCCTGGTGAGCGGCTCGGCCACTCCTCCGCGCGTTACCACCCGATCGACGGGGACGTAGCGAACCGCATTTCCCGATCCCCGGTGCGTTTCCGGTGATAAGTGCCTCTGTTCGTGCAATGTTTTTGGTCTGTTCACGGGTTTTCACCCTGAAAAACAGCCATAAACGGCGGTTTTGCGTACGGACCCCTTCCCTCCGAAGGCAGAGGCCACTGGTTCGAATCCAGTCGGGTGCACCAAACTTCATTTATTTTCCCCTGATTTCAATGCCTTAGCGGCATCTTTGGCTAACCTTTCCGCAAGGTTAGCCAAAAGCTTGTCCGCGGCCGTGTCTGAAAGCGTGCGCTGATCGGCTGCGGCGGTGTACCGCGCGACCTCGCTGTCGGTCGTGTGACCGGTCCACGCCTTGATCTCCTGATTCGAGCAGCCGGCTTCGGCGAAGCGGCGCGCGGCGGCTTTGCGCAGTCCGTGCGCCGAGCAATTCGGCAGGCCGGCTTCGTCGCACCACTGGCGGAACTTGTTGCCGAAGCCCTTCACCGAGAACTGCTTGCCGAACTCGGTGACGACGAAGAACGCGCCGACCGTCGGCGTCGCGAGGATCGACTCCGCCAGGCCGGGCATGATCGGCAGCGACACAAAGACCTTCGTCTTTTCCTGCGTCAGTTCGAGCCGGGTGTCGCGAACGCTGGCGGGACCCATCTTGCGAGCGTCACCGCCGCGCTGGCCCGTCCAGATCATCAGATCGAACGCCAGCCGCGCAACCGTGCCGATCGCGTGGCGCCGTTCGTAGGCGGCGATCTCTTCCTCGCTCCAACTGTGAAACCCGCCCCCGCTGATTTTGAAGGGCCGCGTGACGATGACCGGGTTCGAGCCGGCCATGCCGATGCGCATGGCGAACTTCATCAGGGCGGAGAGCCGCTTGCGCAGCATGTTCGCCGACGTCCGGTGTGGCAACAGCTCGGCGAGCATTGCCTCGACGTGCCGCGGTTGCAGCTCACGCACCATGATCTCGCCGTACCGCCGCCCCTTTCGGGTCCGCGAGCGCCAGCGCTCGAGCGTTCCGCGATAGACGACGCGCGTACGCTCGCCCGGATCGAGGAAGTCGGGCGAGCGGTAATAGCGGGACAGCAGGTCGTCGAACGTGCCGACCGCGGCGCGATTGGCGCCGGCTTCGATCGCGGGCGCGCTGACGCCTTCGTTGCACGCGTGCAGCTCGGCCAGAAATGCGTCGGTCCCCGGCTTGTTCTTGAAATAATAGGTGACGAAGCCCGTCCGGCGATACCGGTAATGGGCCTTGCCATGCCGGTCGCGGAACGTGCTGACGTGCTTCGGAAGCCAGCGGCGCTTCACGCGAACATCTCGTCCAGGCTGTTCGCACCAGCAGGAACGACCCCTGCCCCGGTCGTGACGATGATTCGGCCGGCTTCGATCTCGACGCGCACGGGGATGCCGACTTTCGCAGCCGCACGGAACACGCGCGCGAGGTCGGCCTGCCGAACAAGGGCGCGCGCGCTCATGACTGGATCGATTCGAGCTGGGTATCGGCGAGCACCGCGCGCAGCTTCGCAGCATGCTGCATCATCTTTGCGGCGCGCGTTTCAAGCGTCCTGGCGGTAACGAACAGGTCGAGGTTCGACACGCCGCGATCGGCATTGAGCTTGTGGTTCAGGCTTCGAACGCAGACCCCTAACGCATCCGCCAGCGCCTTCTTGCCGCCAAGGATTTCGTACGCGGTTTGGAGCCCCATCATTCGCGATATCTCGATCGGGAGGCCGCGCTGTTCCCGCTTTGGGGAACGGTTCTGCAGAACCGTGGATGACTGGACTTCGCGTGCTTCGGGGGGAGCGGTGCTGATCACCATGGAATTCCTGCAGATGCTTGGGAGGCCGGACGACGCGCCAGTGGGCGTTCTTGTAGAAAGCGTTTCGCCAAGACCGGCGAACGCGTCCGAAGAGGTGCGGCGGGCGGCGCCAGCAAGAACGCCGCAAGGCATGTCGGCCGCGGCAGACGACGACGTCCGCGACCTCACAAAGCCCACCATGCGGCGATGGGCATCCAGCAGAGCAGCGACGCCGTGCCGACCGCAAGGACCCGATAGCCTATCGGCAAGCGCTGCTGTTCGACGCCGTTCATCGGACGGCCTCCTCGACAGCCGGGTTGATGGCCGGCTCGACGTTGCCGAGGGCGAGGCGGCAGATGCGCTGCCATTGCGGGGCGAGCGACCCGGCGATGACACCGAGCGCCGCAGCGCCACCGCCCATGAGCAAGCCGATGCCGAAGCCGTGGAGGATGTGCTGGGCCATCAACCGCGCCGATCCGCCATGCCGGCGGCGAGCATGATGATCGCGACCGGCACCCAGATCACGGCGAGCACGATCGCGACGACGACCTTCGCAACGCGGCGCTGTCGCATGCGGCGCTCGATGCGCGTGCGGCTGGTTGCAGCGGCGGCGATCACTGGAGCACCGCGGCGGCAGGATACGTAACGCAGCGCGAGCACGTCGCCGGCCCGTGCCAGCCGCACGTGTGTGAGCCGTCGCCTGCGACGCAGGGATCGCCCTCGCTGCACCCGCAGCCGCGGCAGATCCGGGGATGATCCTCGGCCGGCGTGTCGCGCAGCTGAAAGTACACGTCGATGTCGATCGGGAAGGCATCGGCGAATGTGTCGACGGTCTCGCGATAGCGCGCCGTGGACCCCTCGGTTTCGAGCAGCATGACAAGCGCCCGTGCCTCGGCCTGGTTGTTCGCGCTGATACTGCGCGCGACCGCGTCGACGGACAGGCCGGCGGCAATACGGCGCAGGCGTAGATAGCGCGCAGGCGTTAGCGGCAGGTGAACTGAGGGCGCCGGGCGGCGTCGTTCAATGGGCATCGCGACATGGATCATGGGGCAATCCTTCCAGACAAAGGGGTGGCGGCGCCGGAAGCGGGATCTTCCGGAGTGACGGGGGGATGGTTCAGGAGGCTCGCGGCGGATCGGCCGCGGGGATCAGATCAGGGGATCAGCCGGGGGCTGGCGAGACCTCCGCCGCGTCGGGCTGGTCGTCGTCATTGGCCGGCACGCGGTTGTCGTCATTGGCAGGCTTCGAGCGCCACTGGCCGTGCGGCAGGCGGATCGCCGGGTTCGGGATCATGCTCGGCCGCACCGTGCGGAAGATGCCGAGCTGCGCCACGAAGGTGTGGCCGCAATCGGGGTTCTGGCAGACATAGCGGATCTCGCGCGTCAGCCGGTCGATCTCGACTGAGTCATAGGCGATCGATCGCGTCAGGCAGTGCGGGCACACTGTCGCGGGAACGCGGGGCGTGTAGTTTCTCTTCTTCGTCACTGATGGGTCCCCCCGGCATTCCCCGGCCTCGTCGACATGGCGGGACGAAGGAAATTGGGCAGGCGCCGGCGGATGCGACGCAGAACGCCGTCAACCTGCTGCGCCTCGACCAGCGCGCGATGATGATCGCGCGGGGAGGCGCCGGGCTGAGCGGCGGTGAAAAGGGCGGCGTGCAATTCGCTTGTCTCGCGGATCAGTTCGATCGAGTCCGTCACGAGCGTTAGGCGGCAGGCATCCTGCTGCTGCACCTCAATGTCGAGCTGCTGACTAAACGCGTCGCGGAACGGTGCGTCTTCACCGCCAGCTAGGCGGTGGGCGGTATCAAGCGCCAAGGCTTGCGTCAGGGTGGGCAGCGTCTCGCTGTCCGGGTTAGCCCACTCGTAGATGGTACGCTCGGCGCGATCGACAGCCTTCGCAGCAGCAGCCGCGCCAACCTGCGCCATTACCTTGATCATCGCGTCGGCGAAGCTGTCGGGGGTGCGAGCCTTGGTCATGCCGCGTCGCTCGGCTGCGGAATTGTACGAAGATCGCAATCGACCGATGCTTCACCAGTGCGGTAAGAATGCGGCATGGTGTTGGCAGGAAGAGGCGGGCGACCAATGCTGGTCAATGCGATAGCGGCGACATGAGGGATCGTGCGGTCCGGCCAGTTGGCTGGCACTCGAAACCACGCGGCAAATTTCTCAAGATTGGTGACGGAGAACGTCTTACCGTCCCGCAGGCGATTGAAGAACGCGCCGCTGCTGACGACGATCGTAGCGATCCGGGACAACGATTTGCCACCACGCCGCGCGACTTCGGCGTCGTAAGAGTCGGCGATCGTTCGCAACGCGGTATCGTATGCAGCGGTCATGACGTATACTTACGTCACTCATGCAGCAGTGGTCAACGTAAATATTCCGCACGCAATGCGGCATCTCATGCGTCATGATTGCAGCATGAGGAAGAACGTACCTGACGTACTGAAGGAGCGGCTATCGGCTAAAGTTGCCGAGAAGAACATGTCCGCTCGAGAGGTGTCGATCGCAGCGTTGAACAAGCCCGACGCCATCCGGGCGATCCTCGCCGGCCACATGCCAGGCCTCGACCGACTTGATGCCATTGCCGATGTTTTGGGGACAACGTCGGATTGGCTGCTTGGCCGCGATCAAGGGATCGAGCGCACGATACCGGAGGACGGCCACCCGTCCGAAGCCGCGTTTCGCCGGCTACCTAAAACGTTGCCCGTCTACGGTACTGCGCTTGGCGCCGATTTCGAATTTGGAAGCGGCAACGGAATCGTAGTGAATGTCGAGCAGACGGAGGTGCACATGTCTGCACCTCTAGATTATATGGCTCGCCCGATCGGCGTCACCGGAAGGCCGGACCTATACGTGGTGTCCGTAGCTGGCCATTCGATGGAGCCGAGGTTCGATTCCGGCAGACGCCTGCTCGTCGATCCTAAGCGCCCCCCAGGGGTAGGTGACGATGTCGTCGTCCAGTTGCGCGGTCCGACATTCGATGGCGAAGAGGTCCGCCATGTCCTGATCAAGCAACTCGTGCGACGCCGACCTGGAGTCGTTGTGCTGCGCCAATTCAATCCTGCCGTCGAATTCGAAGTGCCGAACGAACAGGTCTCGTCAGTCCACCGCGTGATGCCGTGGGATGAGGCGATGGGTTTTTAAAGTTTTGCGGAATACGGGGGCAGCCATGGTCATATTTTCATATGCGAGTTCGCGTTGTGGAATCGCCGAATGTTAACTGCGAGCGGCGATCGTCTCGCTGTCACCTGCCGCATCGGGTTAATCCTATTGGGTTCGTTCTCTATTGCGACCAGCCTAGACGCGTCAGAGGTGGCCGCGCAGAATGGCCAAGCCGTACAACCATACGGACGCGGGCAAATCAAAAACCAAGAGAAGAACGCCGACACGCCTCCAAAAACGAGCGGTCGCGTCCAAGACCAAAATGAGGCCCGCCGCGCACAGGATCGCGCAGCCCGTGCCGAGAAATACCAACAGGACGAGTTGCGCGCTCAACAAGTCAGCGCCGCCGCGGCGGAGCAGCAAGCACGACTGTCCGTTATCCAGGCGCTTTTCGGGACCATCGGCACCATCCTGTTGGTTTGGACTTTATGGTATTCACGGTCCACCGCAAAAAGCGCCGAGCGTTCAGCCCACGAGTCGTTTCGCGCCGTAGAACAATCGATCGCGGCTGCAAACGCGGCAGTGCGCAGCGCAAAGGCTGCGGAGACCGCGTTGTCGCAAGCGGACTCCCATTTCGCGGTCACGAACCGCGCATGGGTAACTCTCGCGTCAATTGATCTCGGTCAGGCTTTGGGGTCACGTATCAACGGAGGACCTCCAGTCGATTTGCTCATTGCGAGGCCCGTTTTTAAAAATATGGGAGGAACGCCTGCTCTTGACGTCCGAGTCTCCGTTCGATCACAATTCTGTAATAGCAATTTAGCAAATTTTAATGAGCCCGACTGGGACGCGACCTTACCGATCATTATCCCTCCTCAAGGAGTTTACACAACAGATCTGATAAAGATGAATAGGGATCAGGCTGAGGCCATATTAAGCTCGAATGGCAATGTAATTTATATATTAGACACAAACGTTCGTTATAAGGACTTTTTCTCCCACGAGTACCGATACACCCGCAACAGAAGCTGGTTTGGGGTTCGGGCACCATGGTCAATATTGGTACAAAAAGATAACGGGCATAACGGTATGTATACGATGCCTAGAAGCGGTGATATGACCTGATCATGGAAAACTACGCCAATATCTGACCATCCTTAACTTTGTCGTGTTCCATCACGCCAAGGCGGATATTATTATCCTGTCGTTCTGGCCTCAAGTTCAAGGCCGGTCGTGTAGCCTCGATCGCCGATTGCATGTTTCACCTGAGCTACAAGCCATTCGACCGCGTTGATCGCATCCGTGTACCCACTGACGCTCGCCTTCATCTCAACGTGAATGTCCGCCCGCCCAAGAGCGAGCGTAAGGCTAAGCGAAACCGGCTCTCGGCCCGCGCGGCCATGCGCTGCATTGGCGGCGTCCTGCGCGTCCGCCTCGTTGGCGTAGACGCGCGACAGGATCTTTGCCCCCTCAGCCTTCCCGGCCAAGAACTGCTCGCGCTTGCCGGATTTCCGGTCATGCCACGTCGCCTTCACCCCCGGCACGTCGTCGCGCGTCTGGCGGCTGAACTGGTGGGCATCGCCGTCCCGCCGCGCGATAGTGACGGACGCGATCGGTTTGCCGGACGGCGTCGTGCCGGCGGCGATCGGCGAGAAGATCAGCACGCCGCGCGCGATCTTCGCCACCGCGCCGCGCTCCCGGCCGAGGCGGCGGAGGAAGGCGAGGTCGCTTTCGCGGTTCTGCGCCTTTGCCGTGACCGCGATGTCGGCGAGGCTGGCCGCGCACCGCGGCGTCAGCTGGTGGCGCTCGGCGATCTCGGACACGATCGCGCCGAGCGTCGTGCCGTGCCAGCTCTTCTCGCGCCTGGTCTTCAGGTCGCTGGTGAAGTCGGCCGAGCGCGCGCGGATCGTGATCAGGTCGGGTGGGCCACCATGCGCGACCTCGTCGACGATGAACCATCCCTTGTCGACCAGGCCGGGCGTGACGTCGCTGCCCTGCTTCCAGCCGAGCCAGACGTGGATCTTCGCGCCCGTCGGCGGAAGCGCGACGGCGCCGTCGGTGTCGTCGATGACGAGATCGAGCTGGTCGGCTTCCTCACCGCGCTTTTCGGTGATGCCGAGCGAGACGAGGCGGCGGCGCGGCGGGCGGCCATTGGCTTGCGCGACGCGGCCTTCGAGCAGCGGCGTGATGTCGGTGCCGTCGACGACGACGCGGACGGCGGCGATGTTGGCGATCATGCGACGTCGCTGTCGACGCGCAGCAGGTCGATCGCGAAATCGATCTGGCGCGGCGTGCCGTCGGGGAAGAACGCCTTTGCGCGATCGTCGATGCCGGTGATGACGAACGCGCCATAGACATAGCCGAGACCGTCGACGAGCGACCAGGCATCGCCGCTGTCCGCCATGCGGCGCAGCTCGTCGATCGACACGCGGCCGTCGGCGATCTCGGCATAGACGGTGCCGGGCAGCGTGATCGTCTCCTCGCCGGGGCCGGTATATTGGGTCGCGTCGCGCGCGCCGATCCGCGCCGAGGTGGCATGGCGCCAGCTCGCGCGGCGCGCCAGCTCGTCAAAGGCAAGCGTCTGGATTGAGAAGGGAAACAGGCCAAGCGCGAGCAGCATCAGACGGTCTCGTAATCGGGGGTGTCGGCAAAGGACGACCGGCGCCGCGCGGCCGTTTCGCGGTCGCGGCGGTCCAGCTCGTCGGCGACGGCGCGGGCGAGCGCTTGCGCGTCCTGACCCGGCTGCTGGTTGATGTGGATGGTGTAGCTGCGGGGTGCGGCACTGACCGCGCCGGGCGATGCGGAGGCGGCGCCGGCGGCACCGCCCATGGCCAGCGCCGGGATTGCGCTGCCGGTGACGATCGCGGACGTCAGGCGGCTGGAGAGGCGATCCAGGCGCTTGACCGGCTCGCCCTCCTGCGCGGCGATGCCGTTGGTCAGCCCGTCGACGATGTTGCCCCCGAAGCCGGCAAAGACGCGGCTGGGCGAATGGATGCCGAGCTTCGCCTTGAACCATCCCGCCGCGGACGAGGCGACGCCGACGATCGTGGTTTTCAGCGAACCGAACATGCCGAAGATCCCGCGGATCAGGCCCGAGATCATGTCGCGGCCTATCTGCGCGAAGCGCGTCGGCAGCGATGCGAACCAGTCGACCGCGCCTGCGAACGTCCCCTTGATCCCCTGCCAGAGCCCGGCGAACCACCCGCCGATCGCCCCCCAATTCGAATAGATCAGATAGGCCGCGGCGCCGATCGCGACGATTCCGGCAACGACCGCAAGCGCAATGCCGATGACGGGCAACATGCCGATCCCGAGCGCGCCGGCCGCGAACGCCAGCGCCGAGAAGGGTGCGACCAGGCCGGCGATGACGATCGCGCCGCCTCCCAGCACGAAGAACAGCCCGGCAAACGCCGCGGCGCCTATCGCGACGGCCTTGGTCGCATTTGGATAGCGGTTGGCAACGTCGCCGATCCACGTCGCAAACGCATTCGCGTGTGTGACGATCGCGTTGATGGTCGGCAGCAGCTGCGCGCCGAGCGTGATGGCGAGCGTCGTCGCGTTGACCTTCAGTTGTTTCGACTGCTCGGCCGAATCCTTCATGCGGTCGGCGAAGTCGCTGTCGGTCGTGCCTCCGGCCTTGCCCGCCTCGGCGCGGATCTTGCGAAATTCCTCCATGTTCTGGATCAGCGGGCGCAGGCCTTGCTGCACCTGGGCATCCTCGAACAGATAGCCGAGCTTCGACAGGTCGCCCTTCAGCGTCTTGTTGGTCAGCTCGGCAATGGCTTCGAGCGGCGTTTTTCCATCCGCATAGGCCTTCTTCAGCGCGGCGGGCAGATCGACGCCCATCTTCTCGAACGCCTTGTTGGTAGCAGGCGATGCGATCTTCTGGAGGATGTTGGCGAGGTTGCTGCCGGCGCTGGCGGCATCCCCTGCCCCCTTGCGCGCGATCTGCAAACCGGCGGCGAGATCCGCGACGGCGCCGACGCCCGTTTGGCCAAGCCCTTGATAAGCGGCGGTGAGCGCCGGGAAATACTGCGCCATGTCCTTGATCTCGAACGCGCCCGCTTTGCCGGCACTGGCCATGACGTCGATGATCTTGCCGGTCTGCGCGACCGGCACCTTGAGATTGTCAGTGGCGGCGAACGCGGCGGCGGACAGGTCCGCGATCTCGGCCTTGTATGCTGTCGCGGCGCGGCCGATCGGCTTCATCATCGCGACTGCGTCGGGCACCTTCGCGCCGAGCCCGGCTAGCGCATCGACACCGGCTTGCAGATCGGCCGGCATCTGGTTGGCAGCGCGCGCGGACGCGAGCAGGTTGCGGCCGAGCTGGTCCGACGCCGCGCGCGACAGGTCTGCCTTTTGCCCGATGTCGGTCATCACCGACTGAAAGTCCTGCGCGGCCTTGATGCTGCCGAGCAGCGGGGCGGCCATGGCCACGCCGGTGCCGATCGCCGCGGCACCGCCGGCCGCCAGCCCGGTGGCCATGCCCTGCGTCCGCGCGAAGCGCGCGCGGCCGGCCGCCATACGGCGCTCGCGGTCCGCGAGCCGCCCGACCTCGGCCGTCTGCTCGACGATCGTGCGGTTGGTCTGGACCGCCTCGGTGCGCAGCCGGCGCTGGTGCCGCGCGAAGTCGTTCGTATCGATGCCGGCGGTGTGGAGGCGCAGCGACATTTCCTGAAGCGACTGCGCCTGTTTGCGCTCGGTCGCCTCCAGCGTCGTCACCTCGCGTTCCGCCTTGGCGAGCGCGCGGGTCAGCGCCGCGGTCGGCTTGTCGGCCGCGGCGATCTCCTGCCGTAAATCGGCCATCCGCGTCCGCGCCGTGCCCAGCGCGGTGCCGGTATCGCCAAGGCCGGTCTTCAATTTGCGGAAGCCCGCAATATCGCCCTGCGCACGCTCGATCTCGCGCAAGCCGTCGCGCGTCAGCTTGAGCGCCTGCGCGGCCTTGGTCGATCCGCCGGCAATGGCGCGCAGCGGACCGGTGACGCGGTCGCCGGCCTCCAGCAGCATGCGGATGCGCAGGTTACGATCCACGGGTCTGTCCTTCGGGGTTGTGGCGGCGCGCGGCGCGCGCGCGCCACTCCATCAGGTCGTGGATCGAGAGCGCGTCCAGGGCATCGGGCGACCAGTGGAAGACGAAGGCGATGTCCGCCATCGGATCTTCTACATGCTCTGGGAGAGTGCCGCCTTCGTCGCAGTCGGCAGCAAAAAATCGACGAGCACCCCTGCGATCTGCGTCACGTCGGCGGGGTCCATCGCGTCGATGAGGTGCGGATGCAGGATCGGCTGCGTCACGCGCGGCGCGACGAGCGCGACCTGATTGTAATCCATCCGCACCAGCCCGCCGAGGTTCGCACCGCGCAGCGCGCCGCCCATCGGCTTTCGGACATGGATCAGCGTACCGGCGGGCAAAACGACCTTGTCGGAGACGACGATGTCGTATTCGAGCGTGACGTCGCCAGGGGCGGCGGGTGCAGTGTTTTGCGTGTCGTTCTGGTGGTTCATCTTATCGATCCTCGGATTTGGTTCTCGGCGGGGCAGCGGCGCTGGTGCGCGGGCTAAAGCCCCAGCGCCCCGCGATGCGCGGCCATCAGGTCGACGCCGCCAACGACCTCGATCATGCCGAGCACATCGATCTCGACCTCGACGACGTCGTTCCACGTCAGCTTGAAATAGCTGAGCTGGCTTTTGACCTTGAACTCGGTGTCCTCGCCGGGCTTCCATTCGCCCATGTCGATCTCTTCGTGCCGGCCGCGCGTGACGATCTCGACGACGTCGAGCGCGCCGGTGTCGTCGTTCTGAAACGAGCCGACGAAGCGCTGCTGCACGCCCGAGATATTGAGCATGCCGTGCTGGCGCAGGATCTGGCGCATCGGACCGCCATAGGTCGCCTCCATTTCCAGCGCCTCGCCGCCCATGTCGACCTTCACCGCGCGGCTCATGCCGCCTGCACGATAATCCTCGAACTTGCGGACGAGTTTGGGCGGCGTGATCGAGACGGTTTCGCCGATAAAGGCCTCGCCATCGTTGAACATCATCGTCTGTTTGAGCTTGCTGGGGAACGCCATCGCGTCGGCCTTTCGTGCGGGAGGTGGGGTTAGTTGCCGGCGACCAGGCTGGTGAAGTCGGCGAAGAACTCGTCCGAGATCTCCTGCTCAAGCCCGAGCGCCTCCAAGGGCGGCACGAAGGTGTAGCGGTAGCCGATCAGCAGCTTGCCGGCCTTCAGCTGCTCGACCGGGTTTTTCGCCCCGTCGAAAACGGCCACGGCGCCGAGGATGCGGCCGGCGCGCGTCTCGGTGCGAAATTTCTCGTTGATCTGCTCGACGATGTCTTTCGCGAGGCTGGGCAGCAGCGGCTTGTCCATCGCCCAGACAAGGCCAAGCGCGACGGTGTCGGCAAGGATCTGCGCGGTGCGGCAGGCGCTTTCGAACACGAAGTCGCTGTCGGGCGCTGCGCAGGTGCGGTTGCCCCAGAAGCGCAGCTCGCCCGCGATGCGGACCACCGTCACGAGCTGCGACGCGTTGAGCACGTTGGCGTCGCAGTCCGCGTCCTGAATGTCGAAGGTGACATCTGCCGCCAGGCCGTCGATCTCGGGCAGTGCAACGTTGGACAGCGTCTTGTGCCACCCCTGCGTCTGGTCGATCGCCGCGCGGGCACCCATCGCGACCGCTGCGACCGGGACGCCAATGCTCGCACCGCCCGCGCCGTAGGGCGCCGTCACGCTTGGCCAGAGCAACGTCAGCTCGCGCACGTCGGGGAACAGCGCACGGTGCGCGATCGCTTCGCCGCGATCGTCGCCGACCGCCGCGGCGTACACGCGTGCGCGCAGGCGCTTGGCGACCGTGACCATTGCCTGCGTCACCAGCTCGCCCTCGAGACCGGGCGCGCCGATGATCCGAGGATGAAGGTTCAACTGTGCCGGGGCGGTGAGCAGCGCTTGCATCCCGGTTTTCACGCCGGCCACATCGGTGCCGATGACAGCAGTTGCGGTGTCCGCTGGCGTAGCGCTAGGCGCGACGCGCACGACAACGACCGGCGCTGTGACCTGTCCTGCGATGGCGATCAGCGCGGCGCGCAACGTACCGCCCGCGCCGGCCTTCTCGATCGCGTCGTCAAGGTTCGTCACCTTGACCGCGGTATCGAGCGGGAATGCGTCGGCAACCGCATCCGGTGCGGTTGCGACGAGACCAATGACGGCGGTGGCAACGGTTGCGATTCCTCGCGTCGCGGCTTTGACTTCGGTAACGTTGATCCCGTGGAGGAAACTCATGGGCGGACCTTTCAGGCGAGCGCCGACAGGGCGCGGATGGTGGACGAGATGGAAAAGGCGGGGGCGGCAGCCGTGTCGGTGCGCCGGCCGGTGACCGTGATGACGGCCTCATGCGGGAGTTTTCCGGGCGAAAGCACGACGCGGGAGATCCGAGCGCGGCCTTCCTGTCGAAGAAGGGCGAGCGCTGCGGCGGCGAAGATCCGCATGCGGCCGAGTTCGTTATTTGGTTGATCGAGTAGTTGCGGAACGAGCGAACCATATTCACGCCGCCCGATCCGGGTGCCGAGCGGAGTGCCGAGGATGTCGCCGATCGACTGCGCGAGGTGATCTGCACCAGCCAGCGGCGCACCGGTATTGCGATCCATGCCGATCATCGGGGCGGGCCCGAGATCGCGCCACCCGCCTGCACGTTCGTGTGAACGTGACCCTTGAGGCTCTTGCCGCCACCGACGACATCCGCGTCGCCGGTCACGGTGCCGGTCGCGTGAATGTCGCCATCGATCGCGAGGTCGCCCTTGAACGACAGGCCGCCGCCCGCATCGATCCGAACGGTCGCGCCGGCCGGCAGGATGGCCGTCAGGGTGTGGGTCCTGGGATCGTAACCGATCCGCGCGCGGTCCTGATATTCGGTCAGCACGGAGCCGTCGTTCGCGGGGTGCGGATGCGCGTCGCTCGACAGACTGCCGATGATAATGCCGCGCGCTGTGTCGGCTTCGGGTGCCAGGACAAGGACCTGTTCGCCGATCGCGGGCGGCGACCAGGTGCGGGTGGATCCGGCGCGGGTGGCGAGCCATGGAATATCGCCCGTGGTCAAATCGTCGGCGAACTGGACGCGAGCGGTGCCGGCGCCGAAATCTACTGACGCAATGGTGCCTTCGCGCGCAAGATCGCCAATAAGGCGCTGGGTATCGGCGGTGTTCGGCATAGCTGACGACCATGCGCGGGACGGTTAGAGAGGCTATGTCTTCCTCTTGTAGAAATGCTTTCTACAAGAGTGGTCCGGGCTAGAACGACCTATTGTTCCACGACAATCAAATCGTCGATGGCTTCCCAGCTTGCCTGCTTGAAAGCGGGCTTGCCGTTTAGCGTCTCCCATTCGACGAGCACGGTTGCGGGATGCGCGTCGAACGTCGGGCCAACCGATGCAGGATCCGACAAGGAGAAATTCGGCACGGTCCTGGCCTTGGGGTGGCCGAGCTTGCGGACAACACCGCGATCACCGACGCCATCGATCACTTGGTCGTTGATATGCAAAATTAGAGCGCTCATGATAAGTTCCGATTATTGGTTAATAGTTGCGGTTTCCGCTTGCTTGCGGACGAGGTGGGGTGCAGATTCCGGGGATGGCCGTTCTGGCATGTCCCACTTGCAACACCGCGACTTCTACCCGGCCAACGCGCGCGGGCGATGTTGCGCTGTGCGGGAACTGCGGCCTGACCTTCTGCGACACCGACGATACTATCGTTGCAACGCCACACGACTTCTTCGACGCGGACCTGCCCGCGCAGGAAGCTGCTGCGAGGCGAATGGTCGAAGGCCGCATGCGAGCGTACGAACACATCCTCGGGCGCCCGGTTGAGAGCGTGATCGAGGTTGGGTGCGGTACCGGCGCTTGGGCGCGGGCGTGGCAGGAAAAAGGCTGCACCTGGACCGGCGTTGAGTTCCTGCCCGAACGGGCTGAGCAGACCCGAGAACGAACTGGCGCGTTCGTTGTGACGGGCGACTTCATCACCGTCGCGGACCTGCCGAGAGCCGACGTCCTGTTCTGTTCGCAGGTCCTTGAGCATGTCGCGGCGCCCATCCCATTCCTGCGGCGCGCGCGTGAGGTGGCTGACCTGATCCACATTGACGTGCCGAACCAGCGATCGATCACGGCGACCGCGCGCCGATTGCTCGGGTCGAAAGACTATGGCTTCATACAGTTGCCCCACCATCTCCGGGCGTACACCTCGCCCAGCTTGGCCTATGCCATGACCGCAGCAGGTTTCCAGGTGCGCGACTGCCGCAGCATTGCGAACGACGACGCGACCTTCGGGCAGTTGTTCGCCGGCCGATCGATTCGACAGCGTCTTGCTTACAGGACGGCTAACGCGATTGGCCGGGGCAGCCTGCTGATGGCGATCGGTGCCTAGCGTCATGGCGCGCACTCCAACCGGGTGCGAACCAAACCGGCCGCCAAGTCAACCGTCGCGCCCGTACGGTTGGCGAACTTCGCAGAGATCGTGTCGTTAGCTGATACCCACGCGCTGAGATCGATGCCCGCAAGCGGGATGCTGAACGACGCTCTGACAATACTGCCTGGCTTGGCGCCGGGGAATGCCACGTTGGTGATAACGGATGCTCCGTCCACAAGTGACGGCGGATCGTAGGAGAAGGCGCTATCGAATACCCCGCTTCGCTTGGCGATGGCGGGTGAAGCTTCGACGTAATTCCCCTGCGTCATCCCGCGGAATGTTTCGGGCTGATAATCCAGAACCCCGATTTGGCCTTCAATACGCGTGCCATACGCGCATGAACTAGGCGTCCGGTCGTCAGTGCACTGGTTGCCGCCAATACTCAGGAAGTCGATCTGCGAAGCGGCGGTGGTAAATCCGACAGACAGGCCGATGGGCAGCAAAAAAGCCCCTCCGGGTGAGAGGTTGAACCTTTTGTTGCGACGGATTGAGATCGTGCCAAGACCACATGTCGGGTTGGTCAGTAACACCTCCCCGAACGTCGTGCTGTAGCTCGTGTTATCATCGATGGTGACCTGCGTGTGAAGCTCACCTGCCCTAGTCGGCGCGCTCATCACGACCGAAGCTGTGCCAACAGCCGAACCGCCTGACTGTACTGTGTTACCGCTGATCTCGATTTCACTTTGCCCACGAGGCGTCGTCACCGCGCCGAAGCCGATTTTCAGATCAATCCCGGGATGTACCAGATTGTCGAACACGACCGTGTTGCGCATAATCTTCACCCGGCGCGTCTGCTCTACGATAAGATTAATACCGAAGAACAGGACGCCATAACATTTGATTTGATCAAACAGGTTATCCGTTACGAGAACATCCTCAACGCGCTCGGATTGGTTGTTGTCAATCCACATTCCCTGCCAGAATCTGCGCACCGTGTTGTGGGTGAACTTGGTGTTCGCGCCATGTATCTCATACGCGACCAGACCACCGGTAGTGATGAACGGCTTGTCGTTCTCAAAGAGATTCCAGGTTACATTGGCATCGGCGATCCAACCGTAGATTGCTGTATGATCTACCGTGTCTAAGCCGCCGTTGAGAAGCTTGTTGCGAGTAATGGTCCACCGTCGCCCGAGTGCAACATTATACGAATTGGATTGCGCGCCTACGATGCAGGACACGCCAGGAGTGTTTTTAAAAATGCAAAGATCGATAAGGACATCGTTGATCAAGGCAGCGTTTCCGCCCGGCGTGCCGGTGACGAAAATCATGGCCTGATTGATTAGACTGTAAACGCCGCTGGCTCGGTTCGGACTGATCAGGTTCTTCTGCCCGTTCATGTCCATCTCAAGGCCGCGCCAGGAGACGTTCGAGAGCTGTTCGTTGGTCCCGAACATGCACATAAACACGACCGCCGCATCCGTGCTGACGCCGTCGACGATGCGGAAGGTGGCGCCTGCCTCGCCGTACAGATCCATGTACGAACGGATGGCAAAGCAACGCTGACATGTGCCGCCCTCGGCTTCGAATGCTTCGCGCGGGGCAATATTATACAATCCAGCCGGAAAGTGCAGCCGACGCCGCTGGAGCGCCGCCGCATCGATCGCGATCTGGATGTACTTGGCGAGCTGCTTGCCTTGAGCGATATTGTTGTTGACCGTGCGGCCTAGGATGGCGGCGCGGAAAGCGCGAGGCACAAAGCTCAGTACGTTCAGTCGCGTATCGGCCGGGTCGCTCTGACGCACCCACGCGCCGACCGCCAGTGCTACGGCATTCGCCTTGACGACGTTCAGGTCGTCCGAGCGGCCCGTGAAATCGCCCGTCGTCCACGTCCATAGCGAGCCGTCGAACAGGCTAGATAGGTCGCCGATCGGTGCTAGTTTTAGGGCGTTTAGATCGGTTCTGGTGTTGTTGGAGGGGCCGGTATCACCCGGCTCTCCCTTGTACCAATATTGCAAAAACGGCGTGATCAGGTCGCGAAACGCGGACATGGTTACACGCTTCGTATTCGCCCCCTGCACGATCGGCAGGAACTCGTCCCCGGTGATCTGGTCGGCGACGTCGAGTGCGGTAATTTTGGCCATGGTTCAGCGCCCCCACGCGCGCCAGCGGAAGCCGGCGGCATCGTTGTTCGTGGTCTGGTGGTTCTGGACGAAGAGTTTGGCGCGATCAGCTTGGAGACTCGTCTCCTGGATCGTCGTCTGACCGCTGGTCGATCCCCCGGCGTTCAGTACGGTGCAGAATACACCGTAGCATTTCTCCGGGAACGGACGCGGGAAGACCAGTTCAAACGCGCCTTCGTTCGCCGGAACGGCATGCGTCCCCCACTGCTCAATTGTACCATCCGACAGCGATCGAAAGGTCTCCGTCGACTCTAACACACGGAGGATCAGCGCATCGGCCAATGCCTTTGGCGTAACAACGACGTCCGTAGCGAAGCCGTCACGAACTTGCGCGGTGGTCGCTGCGGTGACGGTCAGCGTTCGATTGGTGTCGTTGCGACCACCGCCCGACACGAGGCCGCTGCCATACACTGTGCGGGCGGCAAGCCCTTCCAGCGCTTCGGCGATCGAGGCGACGACCGCGGAAATGCGCTGCTCGAAAGTTGCCGAGAACGTTGCGATCGCCGACGCGATCGAGGCGCGCATAACCGAGACCGGCGGGACGCGACGCATGTCGGTCCCAGCGTCGGCTTCGGCTTGGGTAGCGAGTTCCACGACACCCTTGGTCGCCGTCGTCGCCGGGGGATTGAGGAAGTCGGTGTTGCCGAAACGCAGATCAGACACGTCGCCGGTGGGGAAGGCGATGTCGATCGCAGCGAGGAAGGTCGCACGCGGGGATTTTTCGAACAGTCGATCTGCCTGGGCATAGGTAGCGAACAAGGTGCCGTCGGCGAGAAACAGGCCAAAGCCGCGCGCGGTATAGCCGTCGGCGCTGTCATCGCGGATCGTCATGTGAACGATGTTGTCGCCCACCTGCTCGCCCGAGATGCTGGCAAGCCGCTTGAACTCGCCGGGTAGCGCTTCGAGCGTCGGTGCCGACACGAACGGCACATCGGTGAGCCCGACCTCGGCGATGCCGAAGTTGATATCAGCGTCGAGCTGCGCGGCAGTGAAGCGCGCCTGCCCCACGCGCGTAATCATCAGGGTGAGACTCGTCATGGTGCGGTATCCAACAGCGTGCCGGTTTCGGCCTGGAGGGGCTCGCCCTGTTCGGTGGTCAGGTAAAAATCCCACCGGGGCGCTTCGTCGATCAGCAGATCCGCGTCGTCGCGCGTGTAGCCGGCGAGACGCACTGCGCCTTGGACACCGACGCCGCCCGACAGGGTGAGCGACTGGACGACGGTCAGATGCTCGCGCAGCGGCTTTACCGCGGTGACCTGGGCGATGATGTCGTCGACAGTAGCGGCGTTCGCACGCGCGCCGCCCGCCATGCCTGGCGCAGTCACGAGGGGGAGATCGACTTCGAACGTATGCGGCGCGAGGCGCTGCGGATCCTCGGCTGCCTCGATCACGCGAGCTAGGCCGTCGACGCGGGTCAGCACGTGCTCGACGGAGGCGCGCGTACCCTTGATCTTGTGCTGCGCGATCGACTCGGCGACCGCGCGGCGCTTCATCGCTTCCGACCAGCTCGTTTCCCAGAAGTCGACAGACAGCCCGTAGGCCAGCCATGGAAGCGCGTCCGCGGCAATCTTGAGCGGATCGACCAGCGTGTCGATCGGCGCGTTGACGTCGCTGATACGCGCCGCGCCGGCCTCCAGCGCGCGTTCCAGCATGGTTGCATTGGGCGGTAGCAGGCTCATGCCGCGTATCCACCGTGCGCGATGACGATATCGAAGCACCAGGCGGCCTGCGTCGGATCGCAGGCTACGTCGGTGGCCGGCGCGATGAGATCGACACGGTGAACGCCAGCAACGGTCAGTGCCGCGATAATGCCGCTGCGCGTGATCGTGCGCCCCAGCTTGCGATTATCAGCAAGATACGCGTCGAGCGCCGTACGCGATGCCGCCAGCACGACGGAGATGTCGGGACCGGCAAAGGTAACGAGCGAGGCCGATACTACGAACCGGACGATCCGCGCGCTGGCGGTGGTGACGTCGTCGCCGAGCGGGCGGATCGCCTTGTCGGTGACGATTGCGTCGACCGCAGCTACCAAGCCTAGTGATGCCGTACCATCATCGAGGCGCGACAGCACAGAAACCAGCACCTTCCCCGGTGCCGGGGACGTGGCGCTGGCATCGAGCACGTCGCCGCTCGCGCCCTTCGCATGACTGACATAGGCCAGTTCGGGCCCGGCCGACGTGAAGCTTTCAGGCGCAAGGACGATGCGAGTTCGCAAGGCGTCGTCGCTTTCCATGACCGCTGCCGCACCGGTGATCTCGTTGGCTGGAATGACGACCAGCCGTGCGACGCCGACCAAGGCGCCCAGATGGTCGAGGTTCGTGCCGGTAGCGTACGCCACCAACATTTGGACAGCACCGTCTTGGAACGCCTGCCGGATCAGCATCTCGCGGTAGGCGGCGACCTGCAGGACCTTCACCGCCGGATCGCTATCGACAGTAGCGTCGAACGTCGGAAGGCGTTTTTGCACCTCCGCGATCATCTGCGCGAGGATATCTTCGAACGTCAGCTGCTCGACGAACACCGGCGCAGTGAGCCGCGATAGGTCGAGAGTGGTTGGTGTGGAGGTAACAGCCATATCGCCGGCCATGTCGTCGGCGTAGCGAGGGCGTGGCTATGGGGCGCTCTTGTAGAAACGGTTTCTACAAGATCAGCGTGGTGCAACGTGAGCGAGAATGAGATCGAGGATCCGTTGTTGTTCGGCTTCCGTCAGACCTAGCAACACGCGCCGGGCGTAGCGAACCTTCGGCTGGCCTGGTGCGGGTGCATCGGACAGGCCGGCTTGGTGGATGCTGGCGATCTGCGACGCGCGCCCGCCGAAGCCGACCCATATCTCATTGTCATTGCCACCCGCCTTCAGGCTTTTGGCCATACGCAGTTTGCGGAACATCTTCTGCTGGCGCAGCTTCCCCTTCTTCCGGCCACGGTCGGGTTTGGGGCGGCGCGGTGCGAACGCTGCACCTTCTGGATCACGCTGGGCAGCAATCCGATTTGACTGGCTCTTGCGGATCTCGCGGCCGATGGCGCGCATCAGCCGCGCGCGCTCGGGCGCGGCGGTGCGCAGCAGCAGATCGCGGCAGAGCTGCTCGATTGGTTCGAAGTCGGTCATCGCGTGACGATCTCGATACCACCGGCTGCGTCATCGATCAGCCCGGCCCACAGGGCGGTGCCGGTCGGAACGCCGGCAAACTGATCGAGCAGGACGGGCTCGGGCAGGTGCGTGACCTTCAGGCCACTCGCCTGCTGTTCGACGCGCACCAGTTCGGTCAGAGCGAGCGTGATCGTGATGTCGCACGTGTCGGCGTCGAGCAGCTCACTTTCGAAGGTGAACGGCTTGCGCTCGCCCTTCTCGAACAGGTCAGGCTGGTTGGCGGCGATCCAAGACAGGATCGGCACCAACAAAGTGTCGACACTGCCGGCATGGTCTTGCACCCAGATCGAAGCCGTGTAGGAATATTCGAACGACAGCGAGCCCGCGCGCACCGCGACGTTCCCCTTATCGACGAAAATCTCCATCTTCTCCGGGCTGTTCCTGATTGTGGGAACAGATGCGATCAGGTGCGCGCGTAAGGTTTCGAGCTTTTTCATCGAACCGCCTTTGCCGGGACCGGGCAGCTATCTGCGGCCAGCCAGTTGACCAGGCGGTCCTTGCCGTCGGCGTTGGCGCGGAAGGCGCGGGCCATGCGGATGATGCCTGCGCGGATGGCCGTCGGGATCTGGGCGATCATTGACGCATCTTCAGGCAGGCCGGCGGGGCGATCGGCGCAGGCCATCAGGTCGGCGGGCGGCAGCGGCCGTTCGATCGCAACGGCGACCGGCACCGCGGCCGGCGGATCAGCGGGTCGGTGGGCGCAGGCCGGCAACGCCGTTGACAGCAGCAAGCCACTCACGATCGACAAGGTTGCGGCGTTCGGCTTCGGCATCGGCGGTCTCCATGCGGATGGCCGCAGCGCTGGCGGCTTCGGCCGCGAGGCGCGCGGCCTGATTGTCTTTGACGGTGCGGGCGCTGGCATCGGCCATCGCCTTGGCGAACAGCCGCGCGGTCTGCTGGTCGGCGTCGGCACGAAACGCGACGAGGCCGGCGACATGGCGCGCGCAGAGCACGCCCCGCGCGGCGGTATCGGTTGCGCCCCATTCGACGCCCGAGCGCGCGCAGACGATCTCGGCACGGTGCACGGCGTCGTCGCGATCGGCGCGGACCTGCTGGAAAAGGACATAGAGCCAGGCCCCCGCCCCCGCGACCGCGAGCAGGACGAGAAACGCAGCCTCGCCGCGCAGCTTCGACAGGATCGCGCGGATCATCGCGGCAGACCTTTGAGGCAAAGGTCGCGCTCCGCCTGGCGTCGACGGACGAGACCGTTCACGACCTTGCCGCCCGCCTTGTTCCACAAAAGGAAGGCGTCGCACGCCGCGCGCCACTGGCCCGCGTCGAAGCGGCGGTCGACCGTCGAGCCGCAATAGCCACCGGTGCCGATATTGTAGGCAAGGCTGATGGCTGCGGCGAGCTGGTTGGGATGGCCGCGAAGCGATGGCGTGCAGGCGAGGACCGGTTCGGCGTGCCGGATCAGCGCGGCCTCGTCGCGGGCTTCGCACCCCGCAAGCGTCTCGCGCATGCCGGGCGTCACGCCGAGCGTCTCGCCACCGCAGATCGTCCAGACGCCGACGATGTCACGGTAGGCGTCGAGCCGCGGCCTGCCGCCCGACTCCCACACGGACACGAACGGGGTGACGATAACGGCGGTGGCCAGACCGACGATGCCGATCAGGGTCTTGCGCGGCGCGCGCGCAGACGTGGTGGTGCCAGGGTTCGGCATCACTTTTTCTCCTTCTTGGCAGGGAGGAAGGCGACCAGGCGGTCGCGGATGATGCCGGGCAGCTCGCCGGCCGCGGTCGCGCAGCCGGTGATGAAGCCGGGCGCGGTCTTGAAGGCGACCATCCCGAGCATGAAGCCGAGCGCCTGGAGGACAAAGGGGTGGAACGGGTAGACCGCGCCGGCCGCACGCTGCACGAAATAGCTGACGACGACGCCGACCCAGAGCTGCGTCGCGCGCTGCCCCCAGGTGAGGTCAGGATCGTACAGCATGCTGACGATCGACCCGAGCGCGGGCGGGACGAGCGAGCCGAGAAAGGCGAGCAGCCCTTCGGCCAGGTCATGAAGGAGCTTGTGCATCGTCAGTCCCACAGGTTGACGACATCGGTGCGCACGGCGACGGCCGGCGCGGCGATGGCGGGAAGGTTTACTGTCAGCCCCTTGGGCAGAATCGGGCCGCGCGCGGCGATGCCGGGATTGGCGGCAAGCACGACCGGCAGATCGGCAGGACCGAGCCCGCGCTCGCGCCAAATCAGCGCATCTAGCGTGTCACCGTCGCGGGCGCGGACCGTGTCGAGCGTCGCCATCAGATCAACTCGACACAGGTGCGCGTCACCGCGAGCATGTCGCGGATGGCGTGCAGGGAATCGCGGCGCAGCTCGGCGACGCTGGGGTCGAGATCTTCCGCCTTGCGTTGCCCAGCGCCGGTCAGGTCGACGTCGCGATATCGCTCGACGACTTCGGCCTTGGCAGCGGTGAAAACGGCGCGGCGGTAGAGCAGCACCAGCGTGCTGATGCCGTCGATCGTCGAGGCGGGCACGCTGTCCAGGCGGAGGATCCCCGCCTCGCGATGCCCGGCGGCCCAGGCGGCGAGATCGCGCCCGACCGTCAGGATGCCCGCGATCAGCGCCTCGCGCGCCCGCGCGGGCGTGACCGCATCGCGGATGCGGTGCTGCTCGCGGAACATGGCGGGGTCGATGTCGGGAAAGAAACCGTCATTCGCGATCAGCGCCGGGGCTGGCGTATCCTCGTCGGGCAGGACGGTCGCGATGATGGTCATGGGGACGGTCCTTGATTTCACGGGGGTGGGGATCAGGTCGAGCGACGGCCCTGTGGCCCGAAGGCCTCCCGTCTCGCGTGATCCGTCCCCGAGCGCCGGGGGCGAGCTTGGTTCAGCCGGCGCTGTTGCCGGCCTCGGATTTCGTGGCGGCAATCTTCGCCTTTTCGAGACCGCGAAGCATGGCCTTCACGCCGACGCGGTCGTGCAGATCCTGCGCGCGCGTCAGCATCGCCGTCGCGCGGTCGATTGTCGGGATGATCGCGTCGCCGGTGGACATGCCGGTCGCGCGGATCAGCTCGGCGCCGATCGCCTTGAACAGTTTCGCGCGCGGCTGGTCGTGCATGTCGATGCCGTCGGTCAGCAGCTCGACGGCCTCGAGCACGTCGAGCGGGAAGGCATCGCCGCGAACCTGCGTCTTGAGCGCGGCGTCGGCGATCTCCTCCAGCACCAGCGTGGCGGCGTCGCGCTCGTATCGCTTGGGCATGGGGATCGAAAAGCGCAGCACGAAGCGGGCGAGCGCCAGGGCACGCGACCAGTCGCCGACGTCCATGCACCAGACCATGATGGTCGGCAGCACGTCGTCGGCGCCGGTCGGCTCCAGCGTGCTTGTGTCGGCACCGCGCCCGGCATCGAGCAACCCGTCGCACCATGCGCGGTAGTCGGGCAGCATCTCGCGCTTGGCGGCGACCTTGCGGTCGATCGACTTGATCTGTTTCAGCCGCTGCATGTCATGGCGCAGCCGCATGGAGATGGTGGCCGCGACGCGCGCGGCGGGCGTGTTGCCGGCGGGCACGAGCGGTTGGTCCGCCGCGGCCGGTTTGGCGACCGCGGCGGTACGGATGTGCCCGCCCCCGGAGGCAGGAGCAGACGCCGCTTTCATGGCTAGGATTTGTTCCTGGCGTCGAGCGAAGCTCATGGCGTGTCCTGTGGGGGCGGGAACGGGGGGAAAGGGTTAGTCGCCGGCCGGCGCGCGCGCAGCGGGCGACTTGCCCATGACGATGTTCTCGATCAACGCGGCCTTGCCCATGTCCTCGACGACATAGGCGTGGTTCACGCTCTCATAGTTCTCGATCTGGTCGCGCTTGGCGTTGTCCTCGATCTTGCGCCGCTCGGTGCCGATCTGTTCGTAGACCGACAGGTTGGCGAGCGTGGTGATCAGGATGGCGTTCTTCGGGAATTTCGGCACGCGCACCGCGCTGAGGCCACCGATCTTCTTGTCGGAGAGCAGCACGTCGCGCGCGAGCTGTTCGGTCGCGCGGTCGCCCGATGCGTTGACGATCGAGAAATACTTGTCGTTGACCAGCTCGCGCCCGACGATCGCGACCAGGTCGGTATCCTCGCGATAATTCTCGTGCAGCAGCTCGATGCCCGCGAACACCAGCGCGTCGATATTGACATAGTCGACCTCGGTGCCGACCTCGCCGGCGCCGACATAGATCGCGCCGGCCGCGGTCACGACACCGTCCGCGTCGCGCGTCTCCGCCTTCAGCTCGCCGCCCGCGGCGTGGCGCTCGGGCGCATCCTCACGGATATGCTGGAGCCAGCCCTTGTTGACGTCCTGAAGCAGCGGATAGGCGACCGGGTCGGTATCCTTCGCCACGAACAGGCCGTTGAAGCCGATGGTGATGATGTCGACCGCCTTGGCACTGACGATCGCGTCGCGCAGCAGCGTCTGGAAATTGGGCTGATGCGCCCAGGCGTCGAGCGTCTCGTACCGGATCAGCGTGTCGAAGTCGGTCTTCTCGCAGCGATAGCGCGTCTCGTCGAGGTCGCCGGGATAACGCGGGCTGCGGTCCTTGGTGCGCGTGTCGGTGCGGCTGGCAATCGTGCCCTTCACGCCGACGCCGACCTTGTCGCCCTCCTGCGCCACCACCGGGATGATGTTGATCTTCGACAGGAAGTCGCTCGATCCCTTCAGCTTGGCGCGCAGCGTCTGCGCGATCGCCGGCAGCACCTCGAAGGCGCGGCTGGGGTCGGCGACGTTGTTCAGCTTGCCGATCTGCTGGGTATAGGCGTCGTACTTGGTGCGGGTGGCGTTGAGCATCGGGGCGGTTCCTGTGAAGGCGGTCTGACGGGGCGGTCGGTGTCGGGCGCGGCGGATCAGCAGTCGGTGACGGCGTCGTCCCCTGCCCCCGATGCCGGCGCGCGCGAGAAGCCGGGCTGCTCCGTGGCGGCCAACTGCGTCTTCAGCGTCGCCAGCTCGCGTTGCAGCGAGGCATGCGCATCCGTGACCGGCTTCAGCGCCGCGGTCAGCGAGCCGCTGAACGCGGTCCGCATGTCGGTGGCGAAGGTCGCCGGATCGAAATTGTCGTTGGCGGGCGGCGGCGTGACGGGCTCGGCGGGTTTGAATTTGGCCGCGACGGCCGAGAACAGGCGATCGACGATGCTGTCGACCTTCTCCTGTTCGGCCTGCTTCGCCTCGAATTCGATCGCGACGGCATCGGATCCCGAGGCGAACACCGTACCGGGCGCGCGGTGCGAGAATTGCAGGCGCTCGGTGCCGATCGACGCAGGCGTGTCGGTAAAGGCCAGGCCGATGATGCCGAACTTGCCGCTGCCGGCATAATTGGGGGTGAGTTCTACCGAGGGAAACGGCTTCTGGTCGGCCCGGGCGAGCGCGACCAGCTGGTCGTTGCCTTCGACGATCGCGTACAGCGCGCGGCGCTTTTCGCTCTTGCCGGCGATGACGATATCGTCGGTCTTGGCTTCGAGCGAGACGACGTCGCCATAGCCGTTGAAGGGCGGCTCCGGACTGTAGCCGGAGACATGCTCGAGGTTGATCCGCGGCGAATAGGTCGCGGGCGCGAAGGTCGCGACGCACTCGTCGATCATCTCGGGCGTGACCTTGCGGCCATCGCTGATGGTCTCGCCTTCGACGAAAGCGCGGAACGGTTTGCTCTTGGTGCCCATGGCGGCTGGTCCTCGGTTCGATTGCGGCGCGCCGGGCGCCGTTTGTTGGATCGAACAGGGACGAAGACAGCCGCAGTCTCAAGCGGTGGGTCTTGTAGAATGCAATTCTACAAGAGGCGTGAGTTTCGGCCGTCAGTCATCTGCGGGTCGGAGGTCAGTCCAGAGCATTTCGAAATTGCCCGCCGCACAACTTATTGGTGATTCTGGGAATTTTGCACTGACGCCGGATCCTCCCAGATAAATTGTAAAAATCTGTAACGAGTTCTTATACTTTGCTTTGATCCAGAACTCACTATCGGGCGTTACTCCAACGATCAGCCCCTGAATTATGGTCGTTATGGAGAAGTTATGTCGTCGATTGCGACTGAAAAGCGCCAAATTAGTCAATGGCTTGCGGAGGAAGCAATGGCGCGCGCTGCGTACCGAGAGAGTACCGACCCCATTGAGCGAGAGCAGCATTTTATTCGCGCGGAACACTATGCTGATTACGCCTGGAGCCTTGCTGAGACGAACGACCACGCGTTTATCCCCTCGGAGATTTGGCATTCATGTTCTGGCAAGCTCGAAAAAATGGCAGCATAGGCCGCAGCTTGATTTACGTGGCTTCGCTATTCTTCACTTGAAAGGACGCTGTGATGCGACTGACAGGTGCCTAGGTATGGGCGGACGTGGAAGGCAGCTTTCCAGCGCTGGCGGCGACACTGGTTCCATGACCGGCATCCTCAATCCAGCATTCTTGTAGAAAGGTATTCTACAAGAGCCGTGGGAAGCGGTCGGCCGAAGGGCGTGGCTAGGCTCGCCGACCATGTCGATCCTTGCCGACCCGCTCACCCTCCCCGTCGAAGAACGGGTGCGCCCGGCGCGTAGCCTGTACTGGCGCGGCTGGAGCTTGGCGCAGATCGCCGACGAGCTGGCGGTCAAATACGACACGGTGAAAAGCTGGGCGCGGCGCCACGGCTGGGATGAGGCGCCGTCGATCCGCAAGCTGGAGGACTGCCTCGAGACGCGGCTGATGGTGCTGATCTGCAAGGAGAAGAAGACCGGCGCCGATTATACCGAGCTGGACGCGCTGCGCCGTCAGGTCGAGAGCCTGGCCAAGGTGCGCCGCTACGAGGCGCCCGGCGGGCATTCGGGCGATCTGAACGACAAGGTCGCCAACCGCAATGCGGGCGAGAAGAAGAAGGCAAAGAAGAACCACTTCACCGCCGACCAGGCGGCCGAGCTGAAGGCGATCTTCCTCGACCAGCTCTATGGCTATCAGGAGGCATGGTTCGCGGCGCTGACGTTTCGCACGCGGATAATCCTTAAATCGCGGCAGATCGGCGCGACCTATTATTTCGCGTTCGAGGCGCTGATCGACGCGATCGAGACCGGCCGCAACCAGATCTTCCTGTCGGCGTCGAAGGCGCAGGCGCACCAGTTCCGCAGCTACATCGTCAGCTTCGCCAAGCTGGTCGGCGTCAGCCTGGCCGGCGACCCGATGCTGATCACCAGCGAACTGCGCCCCGCCGAAGAGGCCGCGGCCGAGCTGCATTTTCTCGGGACCAATTTCCGCACCGCGCAGGGACGCCACGGCAATTTCTATTTCGACGAATTCTTCTGGGTCCACAGCTTCGAGGAGCTGAACAAGGTCGCCTCGGGCATGGCGACGCACCGGAAATGGCGCAAAACCTATTTCTCGACGCCGTCGACGATCGCGCATCCGGCCTATCCCTATTGGACCGGCGAGCGCCGCAACAAGCGGCGCCGCAAGGAAAACCGCGTCGAGATCGACGTCAGCCACGCCGCGCTGAAGGACGGCGCACAAGGGCCCGACCGCGTGTGGCGACATATCGTCAACATCCGCGACGCCGAAGAGGCCGGCTGCGACCTGTTCGATATCGAGGAGCTGGAGGATGAATATGCCCCCGACGAATTTGCCAACCTGTTCCTGTGCGATTTCGTCGACGACAGCCTGTCCGCGTTCCGCTTCAACGACCTGGTCAAATGCGGCGTCGATACCGTCGAGGAATGGACCGATTATAATCCGGACGCCGAGCGCCCGTTCGGCACCGGCATCGTCTGGGCCAGCTACGATCCGCAGAACAGCGTCGATGGCGACAACGCCGCGCTGGTGATCGCCGCGCCGCCCGCCGAGCAGGGCGCGCCGTTCCGGCTGCTGGAGAAGCACCAGCTGCGCGGGCTCGATTTCGAAGAGCAGGCGACCTTCATCAAGGGGGTGCTGTCGCGCTACACCTGCACCTTCCTCGCGATTGACGCGACCGGCGTCGGCGCCGGCGTCTACCAGCTGCTCGCCAAACCCGAGGCCGGGCTGCGCGGCGTCACCAAGGTCGAATATTCGCTCGAGGTGAAGGCACAGATGATCATGAAGGCGCAGCACGTCATCGCGCGCGGCCGCATGCTGTTCGATGCCGGCTGGCTCGACGTCGTGTCGTCCTTCGTCTCGATCAAGAAGACGCTGACCACCTCGGGGTGCAACGTCACCTTCAAGGCGGGGCGCGGCGGTGACGAGGGTCACGCCGATCTCGCCTGGGCGACGATGCAGCTGCTCAACAACGAACCGCTCGACGGCAAGGAAAAGCCGAAGGCCACCATGGAGATCCTGTAATGGGCAAGGGACGCGCGAGCCGCATGGGCCGCACTGACACCGGCCGCGCCGGTGCGATCGCCATGACGCCGGCACCGTCAACCGCGGTCGAGGCCTTCACCTTCGGCGATCCCGAACCGGTCAACAGCCGGCGGGAGGTGCTCGACCTGCTCCAGTGCTGGCACAATGGCCGCTGGTACGAACCGCCGATCAGCGTCGAGGGGCTAGCGCGATCGTTCCGCGCGAGCCCGCATCACAGCTCGGCGATTCTGCTGAAACGCAATCTGCTGGTGCGGTCGTTCGTGCCGACCGCCTGGCTGTCGCGCGCGACGTTCGAAAAGCTGGTGCAGGATTATCTGATCTTCGGTTTCGGCTTTGTCGAGCAACGGCGCAGCGTGCTGGGCGATCTGCTCCGCCTCGACCATGCGCTCGCCAAGTTCACGCGCCGCGGCGTCGAGGAGGGGCGCTATTTCTTTGCACCAGGCGGGGCGATCGAGACCGAGTTCCGGCCGAACAGCGTCATCCAGATCATGCAGCCCGATATCAACCAGGAGCTGTACGGCGTGCCGGAATATTTGTCGGCGCTGCAATCCGCGCTGCTGAACGAGGCGGCGACGCTGTTCCGTCGCAAATATTATCTCAATGGCAGCCATGCGGGCTTCATCCTGCACGCGACCGGCGAGTTTTCCGACGGCGACGTGCAGGCGATCCGCACCGCGCTGAAGCAGTCCAAGGGGCCGGGCAATTTTAAGAACCTGTTCGTCCACCAGCCGGGCGGCAAGGATGGTGGGATCAAGATCCTGCCGATCGCACAGGTCGGCGCCAATGACGAGTTCACCGGGATCAAGAACGCGACGCGCGACGACGTGCTTGCCGCGCACCGGGTGCCGTCTGCGCTGCTCGGAATTGTGCCCGCGCAGGGATCCAGCCTCGGCAAGCCGAGCGAGGCGGTCGACATGTTCTTCGAGCTGGAGATCGAGCCGATCCAGGCGCGGCTGCTCGACATGAACGCGCAGATCGGCGTCGAGGCGGTCGCCTTCGCGCCGCGTCAGGCGCACGCGGCCGCGCCATAGTTCTGCGTCCGGCATAGCCGGGCGGGGGATGCCGGGGTCCAGCCCGACACACCGACGAGGAGCTTCTCGCCACGACCAACGGCCATCGGCCGTCCCGCACCCGCGCGATCTGCGCAGGCGGGATCTCTACAAGGCGAGGAAATCCAACATGTACATCCTTAATTCCGTTCGGCCCGTCGCACCCGCTGCCGGCTATATCGGCGGCAAGCGCAATCTGGCGTCGCGTCTGGTCGCGATGATCGAGCGCGTCGACCATGACGGCTATGCCGAGCCGTTCGTCGGCATGGGCGGCATCTTCCTGCGACGCCGATCGCGGCCGAAGGTCGAGGTCATCAACGACGTATCGGGCGACGTCGTGACGTTCTTCCGCGTGCTGCAGCGGCACTACCCCTACATGATCGACATGCTGCGCTTCCGCGTCGCCTCGCGCGCCGAGTTCGAACGGCTGAAGGCGACGCCGCCCGAAACGCTGACCGACCTCGAGCGCGCGTGTCGCTTCCTCTATCTCCAGCGCTTGGCGTTCGGCGGCAAGGTCAACGGTCGCCACTTCGGTGTCGACAAGACGCAGGGTGCCCGGTTCAACGTGACCAAGCTGGAACCGCTGCTGGCAGACATTCACGAGCGCCTGGCCGGCGTCGTGATCGAGCAGCTCGGCTATGCCGACTTCATCCGTCGCTACGATCGCGCCGGCATGCTGTTCTACCTCGACCCGCCCTATTGGGGCTGCGAGACGGACTACGGCCAGGACGTGTTCGGCCGTGCCGACTTCGACCAGCTCGCCGATCAGCTGACGGGGATCAAGGGTCGCTTCATCCTGTCGATCAACGACACGCCGGGCGCGCGGGCGACGTTTGCCCGGTTTCATGTCGCGACGGCCGAGACGACGTACACGGTCGGGGCCGGCGCCACGCAGCGCGCGGGAGAGCTGATCGTGTCGAGCAATGCCTTGGTCTGAACGTTGCGGGGTGCAGTGTTTGCACTGCCCCGCCGCTTCCGACCACAAATTGCCATTCCGGCGCGGTGAACGGCACCGAGAAGGTGCCGGTCACCGCATCGTGTTCAAGCGGCGATAGAGGCTGCCGGCGAGATAAAAGGCTCAACAACTCTCATAGCCTGTTCAACATAAAGCGTCTTTTCGCCTACCGGTGCGACGTAATGCATCGCTTCCTCAGCATCGCGCAGCGAAGTGCCACGGGCGATTATCCACGCCGCTAGGTATTGTGAGGCCATACAGCCTCCGGCCGTCGCCACGTTGCCGTGTGCGACAAAGGGAGCATCGATCACCTCGACGCCCGCCTCGATCACCCAGGGCTTGGTTGTCAGGTCGGTGCAGGCAGGAAGATCGCCAATCAACCCCAGCTTTGCGAGCAAGAGGGTGCCCGAACACTGCGCGCCGATCAGTTGGCGGGATGGATCAAGGCTGATCCGGGACAGCAGGTCATTATCAGTCGCGATTTCGCGGCTCCTGATCCCGCTTCCAATTATCACGGCATCCGCTTCGGCAGCGAACTCCAAGGGTTTCTGACGCTTGACCGTGACGCCGTTCATGGACGTCACGGAATCAGTCGGCGAGGTGATGTGCGCGGTCCAGCCATGTACCCTCATCCGATTCAGTATTGCTGCTGCGATAAAGGAGTCGAGCTCGTTGAACCCGTCGAATGTCAAAACCGCAATTTGCATGAACGCCTCCCCGGCGAATGTTCAAAGTCCGATGTAGCTGGAACCGTAAAAAAGGACACAGCAGGTATAAGCCACTTTTCGCTAAAAGCGGCCGGTCCGTTCCCTTACTGATCCCGAACGTTCGAGCCTATCGCGCCGAATGACCGCTTCCGCCCAGACCCGGTCGTTCGTGACCGCGCCGGCTAACCCCCCGCCATGGTCTGCAAGAGTGACCTAGATTCGGCGGTTCTGGTCGATGTTTGGCCAGTAGTACCCCGCCGTTACCCGCACTCTTCGATGGTCGTCGAGATATGGGGTGTTAGTTATTTCCAAGATTGAAAAGCTGATTGACCCGCTTGGGCTTCGAGCAGACGCTGGTCCGGTGCCGACCATTTTTTGGGGAACAAGGGATGCTAAAGCTGCTAAAAGTCTTAATCGTATTGGCAGTACCGACAGTCGCGTCCCCACCCGTGAAAGCGCAACGCGCGGTGCGCCAGAGCTGCAACAACAACACAGAAGGCCCGCGCAAATCTATTCAGTGCACGTTTGTTCAGCCGCAGGTAGGGATGGTATGGAAGGGAAGCGCTGTGCGGGCACGTAAGCTCTATATCAGTAAGCCGACTGGCGACACTGGCCAGGACATCGTTCGTCTGTGGATCGATGGAAAACCGTCGGGCGAGATCATCATTAACCCGGGCTATAACGGCAACATCTTTCGCAAAAAAGGTAATTCGACAATTGTGGCAAGAGCCGAAGTCGAGACACTGAAACTGCCTGCATCTGGAGAAAGCACGATCTACGTCCATTTTGAGACACTTGATCGACCAGATATATCCGACCTAACCACATGTTCGAACACTGCAACGACCGACAGGCAGAGTGTCTGCTGGACAGGCAAGTTTTGAGGTCATGACGACGGCGACCATGGCGGAGACACCCTCCGCCGCAGCCGATCAAGTTGCGCAAATAACCGCGGTATGCGAGCAGCGTGTAACACGATGCACCCCAGCGATACCCCAGTCATGCAGCACGCACGACCAAGTCGACCGATAACCCTCATGGCTCCGCGCTCGTCCGCTCCACACCACCGTTGATAATGTAGTCGTCGTCGCCATGTCTATCAATCCAACGTGGGTCGTCGCCCCGTATAGTCGCAACCAGTCGCTTAAGCGCGGTCGCGAGCCAATCGTCCTCTGGTTCGCCGGATTTATTAACGAGGGCAACAATCCTAGCGAGCACAGTTTCGGTATCGAATAATTTATTCATCACCTCTGGGCTTGAGATTATACCTTGCGGAGTTAGCAAACCGGCCAACGTGAACAAGGCGTCTGCTGAGACAAGTTGGTCTGTCAAAGAGGCCCGCAGTCCCTCGGTCCAATACTGCATATTCAAGATGCAATAAAGGACCTCTGTGTCCGGTAGCCGACGCAACCACTCGCCCCCTTCGACCGCAGCGGCGTAACGAGGAATTTCGCGTCGGACGTAAGACTTGGTCTCCTCCGCGCTGAAAACGTGATCTCGGTCGCGTGATTGGTCTGTACCGACTATTCCATGAGCAAACATGTGCCGTCGAAGCAGCCACGGCGCGATTAGCAAGTCACCGGATGCGACAAGAGCATCAAATATCAGCCGGAAACGAACGGCACCGGCCTGACTAGTTCGGCCGAGGGCAAAGATGAGGTTAGCAGCGTCATTGACGAGACCGCCGAGTGGTTCTTGACCCTTCATCCAATCGGATCGACGGATCAACGCGCGCGCAACGGCCGGCCAAAAGCGCACATCACCATCAGTGGGCAACTGCGGAAGGAGATCGTCCAGACGATCGAGTAGACGGGGTAGCTCGCTGTTCGAAACGAGCTGCAGCAGGAGGGCATCAAGTGCCGCGGCATCCGGGAGCGACCATATGCGCTCAATCTCAACGCGTCGGAGCATTCCAGGCGGGTTTCCGAGGTACAGCAGACGCACTAGGTTCCGCCGTTTAGCAATACGATTGCCAGCGTTCGTCTCATCGTCCTGCCCGAAGCGGGGAAACAGGACCTTAAGTATTTGCTCATGCGCCTGCGCCCCCACGCCCAGTACGTCTGTTACAGTTTCATCCTTCTTCCCGGCGAGATTACGTGCGCCCATGCGGCGCAGGATTTCGTGCTCACCTGGATCGCGAACGACGCGTTCAAAGTCAGCTGCGATGGCATCGCGTACGCCGGGAGCCTTGGTCACAAGCCAGCTGTAACCGAGTACGTCGTAAGGGCAGATTTCCCCACGCACGATCTCTTCAAGGACGGCGTGAGCGCCGACTAGGCGTTTAATCTCTCGCGGCGTGCGCGCGCTTCGGATGAGCTCGTCAATGATTGCCCGTTGATAATCTGACGCCGGCGCCTCGAGGACCACGCCGTAGGTTGCTAGGGCTGAGCCAAGCAATGCACGCGCGTCATCCTCGAATAGTGGCCGAAGCGGAATTGCATACTGGACGATCTTCTCGAGGTAGGCCTCACCTGTACGCCGCCGCTCGTCGGCGTCTTTCCCGCGTCCCAGTGCCTGAGCAACACGCGTCGGGTCGTAGGCAACCAGATAGGAAATGCCTTTGATGTCCCCAACAGCTTTGACGAGCTGGGCGACGGCGCGAACTTCCTCGTCCTCAACGCGATCAAGTTCGTCAATCAGGACGACGACCGCAATGTTCGCGGCGGCAAGCTTAACTTCTAAACTTCGACGCTCTTCGTCCGGCGAAAGAGAAGCAGGCTTCGCAATCTTATCGACGGCAGTCTTTCCTGAGCGCTGCCACCATGCGGTCGCAACGCCCGATCCGCCATGCAGGTCGACTAGCGCGGCGACTCCGGCCCCGCCAATGCCGATCGCGCCTTTGTACTTTTCAAGCTGCGCCTGGATATCACGACCACGCTCTTTAAGTGTCTTACCCAGCGCATCTCGCAGTGCATTGAAGTACGCTTGAACGAGTTCGTCACGCCCTTTGAACAGCCATGGATTTAACATTGCAACTGCGACATGGTCGTAGCTTTTCAGCTGCTCTTGGAGGAGGTTCATCACACTTGATTTACCAAGCCCCCAAGAGCCGGTCAGCCCCACGACGAAACCGGTCGCATGCCGGGATGAAACCTTACCGCGCAAATCATACTGGGTGTGAACAAGCGCTCGAATGATCGAGTCGACAAAGGGAGCGCGGTCCAGCGCGTCGTCGTTGGCTTGCTCAATTGCGCGGTCTTGCCTCGCAGTCAAAACGGTAACGTCGATCATTGGAGTTAGTGCAACCTCGTTCCGGGAATAGATGATGGTACATGCCCCCGCATTCAGAGCGAAGGCAATCTTGTATTATCTGTGCGGGGCATGAAAGTTAAAGCCTTGAGAAGCCCTATCCCATTGATTGCAAAAGTGAAGGCTAGCTGATTTTTAACTTAGCAGGTGCCGTCAAAAACCTATTTCAACAACGCGGCGGACGTGATTTGCGGCGGAGGCCCCCTCCGCCGCTGCCGATCGAACGCCGCAGTCTACCGCCGTTTGTAATCAACCTATGGCACGATGTACCCCAGCGATACCCCAGCCAGGCAGGGCGGCATGTCCAGCCCGGTCCATAATGGACCATCTGTTCACTCACGTCCGCTTTCGCCCAATCGCGGACATTTCGACGACCCGGGGGTGACCGCGTCCTAACGGCCGGTTAGGTAAGAAGGCTAGTGGCGATCGGAAGTCGATCAGCTGCAAGGAGAGCCCGCATGCTTTTTCACACCATGGTCGGATCGAACGATATTGAACGGTCGAAGCG